CCCCACTGCGATACATCAATAAGACCGCTTCATCAAGCTGATTAAGCGTAATTAGGTTTGTTGCCGCGCCCAATTGCCTAATAGCCGTTACCGCATTAGTTGTCTGGGCCAAATGAATAATGGTGGCTCTGTCTCCATCAAATGTGGTTGCTGTGTTTGTGGGCAATGTCACAGTGTTTGTAATTCCAGATACCGAAGGAGAAAGACTAAACAAGAAAAGATTGCGGCTATTTGTGGCGGCATTTGTTGATGTTCCAGTAACATTTGTCTGATATTGGACAGTTGTGGATATCGGGGCCACTGCCCAGAAATTGGTTGGACTCACCACCTCTCCATTGGTGTTTACCAAAACTGGATTGGTATTAGATCCAAAGAGTGCCGCTTGAAATGTTGTGGCGTTGCTGTTGGTTAGCCCGCTCCAAGGAAGTCCAAGGTTGGTGCGAGTTTGAGCCTGATACAATGGGCGATTTGTTGCGCCCCCAATCTGAATTGCGCCAGAATCAAATGTCCATTCTCCAAAAAATATTCTTGTTTCTGGCTCGATTATGTCATTAGTTCCCCATCTTATTACGGACTCGCTTAAATAAAGATCCCCCAAATTTACCGTTTCAAATGTCACGCTATTAGTGGTTCCAAGCCCGATAGCATTGCGGAAATTTGTGGCATCTGTATTGGTAAGCGCAGACCAGCCCAATCCTAGATTGGTTCTTGCTATTGCGGCGTTGGTGGCTCCTGTGCCTCCGTTGGTAAGAGAAAGCGGCGAACCAAGATTGGATGCAAGTGCAACTGTTCCAGTAATATTTGCGGCTGTGAGATTGGTTAGTCCCGCACCATTGCCATTTGTTTGCAAAAGAATAGTTGGAAAATTTGTAAGATTAATTGCGTTTCCATCTGTTGCCAAAGCGCCAATTGCGGTTCTAGCGGCTGCTGCGTTTGTGGCAATAAACACAGCATCGCCAACTATTGTAGAACCAAGATTCTGACGAGCGTTGGCTGCGTTTGTTGCTCCTGTACCACCACTGGAGATAGCAAGAGTTCCCCCAATATTTGTAAATGTAACTGTAGAGATATTAGATGCGGGGATAATTCCAACCAGATTGGTAGCCTGAAGATTGCTCAATGCCCCACCATTGCCAGTCGCCAAATTAGAAAGCGCGGAAGAGGCGGGTTGAAATGCGGATACTGGACTTGTAGCCGCTGTTCCCAAACCAAGTCCCGTGCGAGCATTAGAAGCATCGGCGCTCCAGAAGTTGGTGGGTTGGACTACGGCATTATTGGTGCCGACAAGAACGTTCCGAGTTTGCCCGAAGCCCGAAACAACCAAGGCTCCACTGATAATAAGTGAGAGGATATATTTCATTTTACATTAATCGCTTCCAAACCCTTTTAGTTCCTGTTTGGCTATCATAGTCATTCGGCCTGATAATAAAAGGATCGTTTTCTGCATCTGTTCCATTGGTTAATTGATAAATTGATGGAATGCCGCTAATTACTAAAAATACCACAATCCCAACGGCATAAGTTCCGCTAACGGTATTCAAGGAATCCAAATCTGTAGCCGCTCCACCAGTTAGTCCAGTGATTGATGGCTCTACCCGAAGGATGTTGACACTTGGAGTTTGGATTGGAGTAGAACTAACACCAATAACACTGGAACTTGGGATGGGGATACAGATCTTGCTCATTTAGCGGGTAACCTCTGGTGAAATGATAACATTGCCTTGCAGGATTCGGGTTGTGACGGCCCCGTTGTAAAGCTCAAGGTCATATACGGCTTTATCACAGACCGAGAGCGATGCCGTGTCAGTTGCCGAAATAAATAGTCTAATAGATCCTGTAGCCTCATTCAATACGATTCTACCATTACTTGTGGACAATTCAAGAATTAGTGCTTTGGATTCGGGCTTTGACCGAATATGAATCTTGGCGGTATAGCCCGTAAGATCCACTGGTGCAGATGGTTCTCCAGTCTCGTAAAACAGAGTCTGATTAAACGTGGCACCTTGGAATATACAAATATCAGCTTCGGCAATCGGTAGTTGAGCCATAAATGGCAAATAGAATCTACCAATTCTTCCTTATAGTCAAGGCTTGTTTAAGTTTCTTGAATGTTTCTTTGTTGATCCGTTTCTTTTCCTCAATCGCCTCACTGCCAGCCATGGCTCCAAATACCTTGCGGGCTACAAATAATCCTACTGCAAACGAATCAAACAAGTCGGGGGACTTTCCGATCCTCTTTTTCATATCGGTCTTAGACTCAATGATGATCTTTCTAGTTCGGCGTACATACTTTCTCTGGGTCATCTCCCATGCCAAGTCAGGAGTAATACCCTTGAGTTGTTCGCACTCCAAGAAGTAACGGGCAGCAAAACAGAGTTCTGAAGCCATGTTGTGGAACAATTCCTTGCCGACTTGCGGTTTTCCAGTGACTTCGTTCCTCATAGCATATTGAGCGCTGACGGGAAGGTCGGATGCCGCTCCTGCAAAACTCACTGCATGCCAACCCTTTAGGAGTTCTCGTTCTCCGATTGACCAGAAAATACCGCCAGCCGAAGCATCTACCCCCATCCACTGATTTGGAATTCCCAACTTAAGAGAGAGATCGTGAATTTGCTGGATCATCTCGTATTGAAAGTCCTCCTGAGACCCAGCCCTTCGGTTAAGGACATACTGTTTCTCGACAGCTATCGCCCATTTACCACTGATCAGCTTGCCATACTTGAGGTGGGTGAAGACAAACCTATCGCCCCCTTCTGTATAGCTTGGGTCAATGCCAGCAATGTCTTTCGGAGTTCCATCCCAGATAGGCTTGTCCAATGCCCCATGGCGGGCCAGTAGGATGTCCGAGACAATCGTGGAATCGTCAGCATCAGCGGGGGGCCAGAATCCCCTAAATTTTCTCCAATACTGCGGATTGAGTTCTCCCAGTTCCTTTCGGGCCAAGGCCACATCATTGGGTTTGGGAAGAAACGGATAGCGAAGCCCTTTGCCCGCATCGAAAGACTGTTGGTTCGGGTTGTCGTTTTCTGAATCAAACCTGATACACACCCCCTCGATACCAGCCACCCGTATCTTCCAGTTTGGGGTATTCTCGTCCACACTCATCCACCCTTTAATGGGTTCGCAGAACTTCCCGTGGGGATCGAATATAGAAGATGGGTTACCAGCGCCGACGATATAAAGTTCTTGAGCGCCTTTAAATCCCCACACGGCTTGGGAAATCACGGAAGGCGAACAGTCTTGTAACTCATCGATTATCAACACGATACGACGATTCTTCTTACCTTGAAGTCGTTTCTGGGCGTCATCTTTGTATTCGTCACCCGCCGCTAGAAGCATGATGGAAGACGCATCGCTCACACCAGTCTCTGGATCGATCACCGCACCCTCTTCGTCCGAAAGCTTGATGATGTCCATGGACTCAATAAGCCTTCCAGAGGCTAATCCCATGTTTCGGGCTTCGCGATACATCTTAACCAATGCCGCCCAGATACGCTGCTTGGCGTCAATTTTGCTCGTAGAGACCACAATGGTCATTGTATTGATGGGATCACAAAACCAGTTGACTAGCGCAAATGCCGCCATCCCATAGGATTTACCAGAGTCTGTTCCGCCCGCTAGTCCTGTGACGCTTCGGACAAATCGGTTGCCCGTGGCCTCATCCACCTCGTAGATTTGGTTGCAGAATGCCTGTGCGCTTAGTTCCGCCCACCTGTGCCATTGGAAGGTTGGCCAAATAGCTGAAACGATATTTCGGTAATGACGGGCCTTTCCGAGTCCTCCTTCTTCGGGGGTAAGCCCCTGCAAGAAGGCGTCCATCTCAATGCGGATTGGCGTAATTGCCTGTCCATCTTTGGGTAACCACAACCTCCCGTATTTCTCTATCCCTTGATCAACTGTTGCCATTTATGAAATTTATACTAAACTAATCTGGATGGAGAAAAAGCGCAAGAGCGGAGAGCGGGATTGGGACGCGCCCGAAAACCGTATTAAAAAACAGAATGCATTTCGACTCTACGCCGCTGGAAGAGATTTGCCAGAGGTGATGAGGGCTTTGGAAACTAAGCACAAGCCCACTCTGGAAAAGCTAATCTATAGCGAGAAATGGGACGAATACGTCAAGGTCTGGCAGGAAAATCCCGAAGCAGAGAACCTATACCCTTGGGACAAAGAGCGTCCCGTAGCCTTAGTTGCCCCCCCCGCCAGAATGGAGGAGATGGATAAAAAACGCAGGCTTGAGTGTATTAAGGGATTCTCCATGTATTGTTCGGGACGCACCCTGCGGGATATTGCCGAGGAACTAAAGGTTAGTGAATCTACTGTATGCCTATGGCGGGATACCCAACGCTGGATTCAGTGCCGCGAACGTTTGGTCAACGAGCAATCTCCAGCCCCTTGGGAGGATGATGGCGTTCCCACTTTGATGTCGGAAATTACGGCTTCATTGGAGACTATGAAAAAATCAATCAAGTTTCTGACTGGCAAGGTATTGGTCAAGGCCGCTGATGCCGCACAAGATCTGGACGGCATGGAGGCTCTTGGCATGATGAGGAATATCAAGCAGTTGGCAGAAGCTGCCGCAATCAACTTTTCTGAAGGCAACAACCAACAGAATGCAATTCAGATCAATATTGCTACCAAGCTGGAATCCATGAAGATTCCCGAAAACAACACTTATGAATCGGAGCTAATTATCAATGACTGAGGCACCCAAATTTTGCTACGAGAGAAAATCAAGTGTTCCCCCACAAGGATGGTGGGTAAATTGTCCGATTGTAGGCGAGCCTGTTCGCGGAGGCGATTGGCATGATATGGTTGCGAATTGCGAGAAGCTTTTAATCTCCAAAGGCATTACACCGCCCGTGGATCTTGTGTCACAAATAGAACACAATCTTTGTGAGAGAATGGCTGGCAATGAAAACTGTGTGCCATGCACCCAAGAAAAACAAACTTTGGGGTTTTCTCAAATTGTCCGTTGGGTCAAGGCAATGTATCACTTTGCCAAAGACAACAAATTCCAGCTAGTCGATCAAAATGAGGCGGAGCGCAGGGCCAAGATTTGTGCGGCCTGCCCACATCAAATTGCCACTTCTGGCTGTTGGGGATGCAAGGGAATTGCTGGAATGCTACCCCATATTGCAGGAGCGAAAACAACATCTTATGACCAACAGCTTAAAGCCTGCGGAATTTGTGGATGCTATAATGCGGTCTCCGTCCATCTTCCAGTTGACGCACAAGGTGGAGAAGGCTTGAACTTCCCAGCTTTTTGCTGGAAGGCTACGCCACCTCAAATCGGGTAATCGCCTTGTTGAAGCTCATGTTGGCCACGCCTGTCGGGCCGTCCCGATGCTTGCCGACAATAAACTCCATGGTGGGATTCTGTTCATGGTCTTGAGCGTCTTCGCTGTGAAGCATGATGACGATATCTGAGTCCTGTTCAATGGCCCCAGATCCCTTGAGATCTGAAAGGCTTGGGCGTCCTCCACGCTTGTCGGGGTCGCGGTTGAGTTGAGCCAACACCAGAACAGGAACCTTGAGAGTCTTGGCCAGATCCTTGATGCCACCACTAATCTCTTCCACCTCGCACACGCGATTGTCTTTTCCACGCTTGCTATCGCCCTTAACCAACTGGAGGTAGTCAATGATGATGAGGTCTAGCGGAGTGCGCTGGTGGGCGCGGCGAGCTACCGCTTTGAGATAGCCGATAGATTTGGCCGAGCTATCGTCGCAGATGATTTCGGATGCTTGGATTTCTTGCACAGCCCGTCCGAGAGACTGTTTCTGATGCGGGGTCACCCGACCAGATAGAATGTCAGCAGCGCCCACACGCGCCCGCGAGCGAATCATGCGCTCCATGAGGGCAACGCTTGTCATCTCCAAAGAGAAGATTAATACCCGCTTCTTCTGGTTGAGTGCCACGTTTTCGGCAATCTGAAGGGCGCTGGCCGTCTTGCCAACCGCTGGTCTTGCGGCCAAGACAACCATGTCCCCGCCACGCAAGCCAAACATGAGAAGGTCATCCAATGGAGTAATGCCAGTGCGAATGCCGATACAGGGTTTGCCCGCAATCGTGGATTCGATGTTCTGGGCAGCGCGATCCAAGGCATTGTTAATGGATAGCTTGCTGCCATCATCCATTTCGTAGTCAGCCCGCATCACAGTTGTCTCCGACCAGTTCTTAAGTTCTTCGATCTTTAATTCGCGGTCTCTGGCTTTGTGAACCATGTCATTGGCCAAGTATTCCAGCGACCTTCTGTAGCGGGCTTCTTCCAGCTTGGGGTAGTATCGTTTCCAGTTGTTATGGGCTACACATGAAGTTGCAACTTCTGTAATCTTTTGTTCACCCCCAACGATATCGTATTCGTTGGCGGCTTCGATCTCTCCTTTGACATTAATGATGTCTGCCTGCATCCCTTTGGCGATACAGCGCATGACCGCCCGAAAGATGATCTTATTCTCCTGAAGGTAAAAATGATCTTCCTTTATGGATAAAAGGATCTCACGCTGATCCTCTGACGGGGCATGACAGAGGCAGGAAAGAATGGCGGTTTCGGCGGATGGTTCAAAGATGACTTCTTGCATAGGAAGCGTTAGACAGCCTCTTGGGCCTTTCGTTCACGCTTTCTTTGCAAAATTTTCATCATCGCCTGCCTGCGGCGTTCGCGCTCCACCTCAGAGATAACTCGCTTTTTTTTCGTCTTTTGTGACGAATTATTTTTGGGCTTCAGAGTAGTTTTGGATTTTGTCGCCACTTCTGGCGAATTATCACAAACCGTCCTACTTTGTGCATCATTGCTGACGCTTTGCTCTAATCCTGTCGAATCTGACGGCATTGGAAACCCCTCTTGTGCCATTTTGTGGAGAGATCCGTCTTTACACCCGTGGATGACCACCGCTTGGCTGGAGATGATTCGGTCTGGGCAAGTAACACCCTGAACTGCTTGGGCTTCGGGGTCTTCGGCGTAGAAGACAATCTTCCCATCTTTCCATTGGTAGTTCACGCTCTTCCAGTAAGTTCTGATGAGTGCGGTATCGCGGCCAATCTCCATAAAGTTCCATCGGCAACGAACATCCCAAGGCTCTGGAACGCTTCCCGATTCCCTATAGGCCAAATTGTAAGTTGATAAAGATTGGGCCGAAGGGCAGGCATCCAAGAAATTAGGAGGATATACCGCGCTTCCAACGATCATTTTGTAGATGTTCTTTCCATTGGAAGCCATTCCGCCTTCGTAGAGATGGCCCATGATGCCGACTTTTTTGTGGTATTCGGCGTCGAGATCGTCAACCCACCCTTCTTTCATCGGAACGCAGTCTGGCTCCCAGAAGTAGAAAGGAGCGTTGGTTGAATACATGGCAGCAGCCACATCGGCAAACATCTGATTCGGGCCAAGAGGCCAGCCATCAAATCCGTCTTGAACAAACAATTGGTCAACTTCAGGAAAGCTTTTCTTTAGTTCATGGATGATATCAGAAACGCCAGATGTATCATTCTTGGTACATACTGTAGCCTTGTGGCGCATGTTAATCCCCATAGCTGTAATAGCCTTGGCCGACTCCATTGCCAGTTCGGCGTCCCCATTGTGATAAGCAAAAGCAATATTCACTGAGCGTCGAAGTTAAGAGGCCAGCTAGGATGGATGGGGTCTTCCAGCCTCACTCTAACGTTTTTGTAGCCATGGGCCATGAGTCTTTGGGCTTCTTGGTTGGCCTCCTCTTTACTCATGCCAAACCTGTCCAGTTCCACAATTTTCTCTCCGTGGCACACAAGGTATGTTTTTTCTTTATCGCTCATTTTTTCTTTTTCTTTTGGTCTGCATCTTTGATGTATTTGGTAAACTGTTCAGCGCATGTTCTGGCCATCTCGACTTCAGATTCTGGGTCAAAGAAGTAACCGCCACGTTCAGCGTACAACGCTTCCATCGGCATGGAGGTTCCTCGACGGAAGCGTGGGCCAACCACGAATGGGGAGACGGAGTCTTCATTGATAACAGTTAAGACTACT